TCCTCAGCGGCCACTCTGCGGATCCGAGGAAGCAGTGGCTCGAGCGCTCTCTCCACATCCCTCAGGGTACGTTTGAAATGTCCAGGCTTGGGCAAGGGGGGAGGCACCAACTCTCCCTTAGGCCCCTTAACCAGAAAGACTCTTTCTACGATTGCCCGCTCGAGATTCGACACCGAATTCTCGTGAACCACTACCCGCTTATTGGAGAACCCGGGCAATCGGGTGACAAACCGCCCTTTAACGCGACCCCCAGTTCGCTTCACCGTTACGGCATCCACTTTGGCGGTTGTTGGTGGTACTTTAGTGGATGCCAAGCGCTCTGGGCACCATCACTCCAGTCGGTCCTCGGGTCCATACCTGGGAAGGCTGGAACCTCGAAGACGTGAAACGAGCTCATCAAGGAAGCGGGACCAAGCTGGGGTGTGCATACCCCACTGGTTGCGCAAAGCGTTGGCTCGTTCAGCTGCTTCTGTCTGATCAATGCCCATTGCCGCAATTTCTGGTCCGAAGGGTACGCAGGCAAGGGCAACAGCCACTGCAGAGTACTTGGCCCGGGTCTGGTGAGAGAATGTAACTTTCCGGCCATCCTCATTGACCCAGTTCTGGTCCATTAGCCATTGAATGGCCTTGTTCGCACAGACCTTGCGGTCTGCGACGTCCATTCTGCAGTACTGGAGCTCCTCCTTGAGATAGAACACAAGGTCAAGAAGGACCCGCTTGTTGAAGCGGGAATGGTGCGTATGTCCAGTTGGGGTGCGGATCTCATAAGTAAGATCCTCTGAGGGCTTACCCTCAACCGGAACCTTCCGAGGGTCAATGGGAATCTCCTCCCCGGACTCATTTACTTCGGGGACCATCTTCACAATGGGGTCATACAGAGTCTCAAACTCTTGGTTCTTGGAAACCACATCACAATCGGCCTCAACCTCTATTTGCGCCAGGAACGCTTCAGACGTCGCTGGGGCTGGTGGAGGGAGGTCCAGGAGATTCCCTGCATGGTAGGCCGCGGTGAATGTGCCACCGAGCTTAGCCATGACTGCTGCCTTTGCAGGCAGCCAGGCTGCCATCACCCACCCGGAACAAAAGGCGGCGGATGATGCGGCGAGTATTCTTACAACTGTCTTACCCCGCTTGGTACGATAAAACTCGCGCGCAGCCTGTGCCTGGCGTCTAAGTGCCTGCCAGGCACTACCTAAGTAGGAGGGACTAGAACGGGATCCCCCCAGGAGTCCGGCTCGAGGGCTACACGGGTCTTTGGGAACCTCCACCCACTCACTCTGGATGAGTGGCTGCTCTCCATCAGAGTCAGACCACTCGTTCTCAGACTCCCCAACGGTAGGTTGTGTGGCCCTTCTCAGCCTACCGAGGGAGCTCCTAATCCT